CTAACAGCTGTTACAGGAGCGGTCTTCGCGTTTAACGTGCTACCAATCTTCCCAAGCGTCGGCGGTTCTAGCCCAGACGCTCAAACTGTAACGCTATCCTTTACAGTCGTGGGAACACCAAGCGAGACATTCAGCTAAAAAATAGAATCGGGAGCAAACATGAAACTAAACATCGAGATCGAATACTTCTCAGGAGAGGCCGTTACATTCGTGGCGGCTTCTCCCGAGTGGTCGAAGTGGGAAAGCAAAACTGGAAAGACTATCCAGCAAGCCGAATCTATCGGAGTAAACGATCTTCTCTTTCTTGGCTACGCAGCCATGAAGCGGGAAGCTGCGGGAACTCCAGTCAAACCTTACGAGGTCTGGATCGAAACGGTCGCGGAAGTCTCAGCGAGTAACGCAAGCCCAAAAGCTATCCCGTCGGAAGCCTAAATCGACTAATCGTCGAACTTTCTATCGCGACTCAAATCCCGATGAGCGAGTGGCAGACGGCGGAGCAGATCTTAACGGCGTTAGAGATACTGGAGAAACGAAATGGCAAGTAAGAAGGGCGTCTACTCGATAGAAGTCGAGCCAGCCGCGCTTAAAAACTTGATCCAGACTCTTAATCTTCTCGATAAAGAAACACAGAACGAGATCCGCGACGCAGCTCTTCCACTATCCAAGCGTCTAGCGGGTCAACTCATGATGAGCGCGAACGGTGCGCCAGCTCCACAGACTAAGCTCGTAGCTCAAACGATCGTGGCTAAACGCGATCGACTTATTCGCGTCGACATAGGCGGCCCTAAGAAGGTCGGCCGCAAGTACGGCGGAGAAGCTTCTAAGAGCGGTAAGGGTAATAAAGTTCGACAGGGCGCAGCTCCAGCGGGTGCGCTTCTATGGGGAACAGAATACGGCGGCGGGCGCGGTACGGACTCACTTGGTCGCGCTTATACCGATCGCTTTAAGGCCCCGCGCAATAAGCGCGGCTACTGGATCGCTCCAGCTGTTGACTATTACACGCCAATCGTCGCGAAAGAATACATCGATCTTATTCAGGGCGTAATTAAGAAAGTGGGTCTCGACTAATGGCTGGCATTCCAAAAGTAAAGATTACTTTCGACGCGGACTTCGACGAACTAAAGAAGGGCGTTAAAGGCGCGCAGAATGAAGTCGAAGGCTTTTCTAGCAAGATCGGCAAGTTCGGCAAGGTAGCCGCTGCGGCTTTTGCAGCTGCAACAGTAGCGGCCGCAGCTTACGCGGGAAAGCTTCTAGTCGATGGCGTCAAGTCAGCGATCGAAGACGCAGCCGCTCAGGAAAAGCTCGCTCTCACATTAAAGAACGTTACAGGCGCGACGAATGCCCAGATCAAGGCGACAGAAGGTTACATAACCCAGACGTCTTTAGCGTTCGGAGTTACAGACGACGAGCTTCGTCCATCGCTGGAAAGATTAGCCCGCGCCACTGGCGACGTAGATAAAGCGCAGAGACTCCAAGCTCTAGCCTTAGACATTTCAGCGGGTAGCGGGAAAAGTTTAGAAGCGGTCTCTAACGCGTTAGCCAAGGCTACAGAGGGCAACACTTCCGCTCTTGGAAAGCTTGGCGTAGGACTTTCTTCTGCTCAGCTAAAAACTCTTTCGATGGACGAGATTACTAAGAAGCTCGCCGATACTTTCGAGAATCAAGCTTCTACTAAAGCCGACACATTCCAAGGAAAATTAGATCGACTTAACATCGCTTTCCAAGAAGGTAAAGAGACCGTAGGTTCTTTCGTACTAGACGCTCTTACTCCACTGGTTAGCTCGTTCGTTAATAAGGTTATTCCAGCTCTTTCACTAATGGCCGATGGATTAGGTTCTAAACTTAAATCTCCTTTAGATGATGTTAAGACGGTAATCGTGGATTTTGTTATTCCAGCTTTTAAGGCTTGGACTACTTTCCTTGTCGATTACATCTGGCCGTTTTTAGTTAATGTCTTCGGCCCAGCATTAACAGGATTAAAAAATGCTTTTAACACGATTAAAGACGCTATAAATGCGAACAGTGCTGATCTTCAGCCATTGTTTACTCTCTTTAAGTCAGTGGCTACATTCGTGCGCGACACCATGGGGCCAGCAATCGGAACAGTCTTAAAGGTAGCTTTCGAGGTTCTTGGCGTAGCTATCTCCGCCGTCATTACTGGCGTCTCTAAGGTAGTTAATTTCTTGGACGACATGATCGATAAGGTTAAGGCGTTCATTAAGTTAGTTAAAGATAATCCTCTCGTTCAGGGAATCGGAAATGTTATCGACAAGGTGTTCGGCGGATTTAAGGCTGCGGGCGGGCCAGTAACTTCGGGAACTTCTTACATAGTCGGCGAAAAAGGGCCAGAACTGTTTACGCCCGGCCGTAGCGGAATGATTACTCCGAATCATTCACTGGGCGGCGGTCGCGGTTCAGTCATTAACCTAACTGTTAACGGCGCAATCGACCCAGAAGGTACAGCCCGAGCAATCATTAACGTTCTTAATAATTCGAGCTATCGCGGAACTCTTGGATCGGGTGCGTTCGCGTGACACTCTGGAATCCAGAATGGCGCGTTCTCATCGATGGCGTCGATTATCAAGAAGTAACACTGGCCAGCGTTCAGATCACTAGCGGCCGAACTTCTGTTTATGAGCAGCCAGTCGCGGGCTATTGCTACATCGAGCTAATTAACTTACAGAATACGTCTTACCCTTTTACCGTCGGTAACGAGATCCTTATCTCGATTAAAGATTCGACTGGAGTTTACGTCGATCTTTATGGCGGCTTTATCAGCGACATTGAGATAAGCGTCGTCTCAGCTGGAGCGACGGCCTACGTTACTTCTGCCCGCATTACAGCACTGGGCGCACTGTCTAAACTAGCTCGCGCTAACTGGGAACTGGCTCTAGCTAAAGACTACGACGGAACTCAGGTCTATAACATTCTTTCCGATCTTCTTCTTAATAACTGGAACGAAGTAGCTCCCGCTTTACAGTGGTATCAGTACGATCCGACGACGACGTGGGCTAATGCCGAAAACGTAGGACTTGGAGAGATCGATCAGCCTGGGCAATACGAGATGGTTAACCGCGCAGCCGATCCAGTCTCTAGCTACACGTTAGCCAGTCAGATCGCGGAGTCTGGTCTTGGTTATCTCTTCGAGGACGGATCAGGCCGAATCGGGTATGCCGACGCATTACATCGACAGACTTATCTCGCAGCTAATGGCTATACCGAAATCTCAGCGACTCAGGGAATCGGAGTGGGCTTAAAGTCAGTTACGCGAAGCGGCGACGTCCGAAACTTTATTACTGTTAATTACGATAACGGCTCAACTCTTACAGACAGCGATGTAGCTTCTATTTCCCAGTTCGGTAAGTTCGCCGAAATCTGGGACACGAACATCGAGAAAACGGCCGACGCGATTCTGGCTCTAGCTCGACGTCTACAGCTTAAAGCTTATCCACGCGCATTCTTCGATTCGATCGAGTTTCCTATAGCTTCGCCAGACATTGACGACGCAGACCGCGACGCACTCCTAAAGATCTTTATGGGAATGCCGCTACGCGTTACAGATCTTCCGCCTAACATCGTCGACACTGTCTTCGAGGGTTACGTCGAAGGCTGGTCTTTCAGGGCCAGTTATAACTCGCTATTCATTACGATAAACGCTTCTCCGCTGGAGTTCTCGCAAGTGACACTCCGCTGGAATCAAGTGTCAGCGAGCGAGTATTGGAATACAATAAGCCCAACTCTTACATGGGAAAACGCGATCGGATCGGTGGCATAACATGGCAACTACTACTACGAACTTCGGCTGGGACATTCCACAGTCGACCGACTTGGTCAAGGACGGCGCGACAGCGATCGCAGCTCTTGGTCAGGACATCGACACCGCTTTCGTCGATCTTAAAGGCGGAACGACTGGCCAAGTATTAGCAAAAGCTTCTGGAACAGATCTCGATTACACGTGGGTAAATCCAGAAGTCGGAGACATTACAGCGGTAACGGCTGGCACTGGTCTAACTGGTGGCGGAACTTCTGGAGCTGTAAGCCTTGCATTCGACCAAGCTAATTATGGCGGCGGTCAATGGGCAGCGGGTAAAAATAAAATCATTAACGGAGATTTCAACATAAATCAGAGAGCGTTTACTACTGGAACAACTAACGCGGCTTATGTGTTCGATCGATTCCGTATGTTTAACGGTGATGGAACAGTGACAGGAACAGCTCAAACTTTTACGCTTGGAGCTGCGCCAGTATCAGGATACGAAGCTAAGAACTATTTTAGTCTTCAGTCAACAGGACAAACGACTTCGACAGCTAACTCACGTCTAGCGCAGGACATCGAAAGCGTAAGAACTTTAGCTGGGCAGACAGCCACAGTTTCATTCTGGGCGAAGGCCGCCAGCGGTACTCCAAAAATTGCAGTAGAACTAGCTCAGGAGTTCGGATCAGGTGGATCCTCTGCTGTAAACACTTACGGCGGCCAAGCAACACTTTCGACTTCTTGGGCGCGTTATTCTGTAAGTGTTGCAGTACCAAGCATTTCAGGAAAAACAATCGGCACAAATGATTATTTACGTTTAGCTTTATGGACTTCGGCTGGAAGTTCTTTCAATTCACGAACTGGAACTCTTGGCATTCAGACAAACACTATTGACTTCTGGGGCGTACAGGTCGAAGCGGGATCTACAGCTACTCCGTTCCAAACGGCCAGCGGCTCTATCGGCGGGGAACTTAGTATCTGCCAGCGTTACTACTGGCGAGCAGGTGGAGATTCTGTATTCCAAGGTTTTGGAAATGGTGCTGGCAATTCATCGACGATCGTGCAAGCTTTTATTCCGAATCCTGTAACTATGCGTGTGGCAGCTACTTCATTAGAGTTTAGTAATCTTGGCGTTACAGATACAGTATCGACAATAGCGGTTACAGCGTTAAACACAAATCTAGCCCAAGCGGGTAAAAACGGTCAGATAGTTAACTTTTATGTAGCCTCTGGATTAACTCAATTCAGACCATACATAGTCAATGCAAATAATTCTACGAGTGCCTACATAGGCTTTAGTGCGGAGTTGTAAAATGGAAAATGTTACTTTTTTTACAGATGAACTATCAGGCGTGGAACACGCAATAATCGACCGCGGGAATAATGAGTTTACTTCTATGCCTAAGTCGATTTACGACGCGCAACAGGCAGCGATTAGCGAATGAACTACCCAATCGGAACAGCTGCGGCCGTCGTAGAAGTAGCTCTTAAAGAAGTCGGAACGATCGAAGAAGGCGATAACCTTACGAAGTACGGAAAGTTTACTAAAGCGGACGGTCTGCCATGGTGCGGATCTTTCGTAAATTGGTGCTTCCATGAAGCGGGCGTGAAGCTTCCATCGATGGTCTCTACAGCTGCGGGAGCGCATAAGCTTAAAGAAGTAAGTCGCTGGGTAGAGCTAGAGCCTAAGATCGGCGATCTTGCATTCATGGACTTTCCTCACGATGGCGTCGATCGTATCTCACACATCGGAATTGTCGTAGGCGTTAAGTCGAAGACTGTTATTACTATCGAAGGTAATACTTCGGGAACTGGCGATCAGCGTAACGGCGGAATGGTCATGATTAAAGAGCGGGCATTCGGGAGCGGTAAAGAGATCGTAGGCTTCGGACGTCCTAAGTTCGTGGCTTATGCTGGCGATTATCCAGTCGTCGAAGTACCTACTCAGTCGGCAGCGAAGCCGAAGATCAAGGAGAAGAAAGATGGAAAACTTAAAAGCGTTACTCGCAAGCTGGGCGCGTAGCTTCTTAGCTGCGG